CCATTCGCCGATCACGAGCTCGTCCCACGAACCGAAGATCAGTTCGCCGGATGCGAGCTGCTGGGTCGACATGGCGCGGAACCCGACGCAGGTACCATCCAGCAGGTTGCCTTCCCACAGCGGCGTGTCCGTATTGGAGAACCGAGCACGCTGCATGAGGATCGATGCACCACTGATGGTCGTCGCCCAGCCCGGGTTGCCACGGATCGCGTTGACACTGCCTGCCGATTCCGGAAACGCCAGGATTTTGGCGTATGTGGCTGTCGCGGCATCCTGGCCGGTGTCGACACCGGTGGTGTTGTAGATACCAATCGGCTGCGCTCCGCCCGTGCCCTTGAGTGCGGCCAGGTCGACACCGATGGCTACGACGGAGGCCAGGTCGCTCATCACGAACTGCTCGGCCGAGGGCGAGGACTGCCGGAGCAGCTGCTCGCTCACGTCGGTGATCGCGATGGCGGTCTTCGGCGTGAGGCTCAGCTGTCCGAGCGCCTGGTCGGTGGCGGTCACGGATGTGTGCTCGCCGGCCTGCCACGTGAGCGTCGCCGCCCCGGTCTGACGCGGGAACACAACGTTCCCCTCGAGACCAGAAAGGACGCGGGCGCCGAGATTACGGACGACGCTGCGGTTGCGCAGGATGTCAATGAAGCCCATGTTCTCGACATTGACCAGGTAACCGCCCTTCGCGCCCGGTGTCGTCGCCATTGCGCGCTGCATGACCTCCTGGGACATGGAGCGGGTCAGGACCTCAGCCGGCACCAGCAGCGTATTGCCGCCGCCCCGGTTGAGCTTGTCCGACAGCGCCTTCGAGCACTCGATCTCGAACGCGGCCGCCGCGACGGCGCTCTGGTCCTTCGAGCCGTAGTGCAGCGCACGGATCGCCTTGAAGAGGCTGTACCGTTGCGACTCCTTCTTCGACAGGCCGAGTTCCGAAACGACCGCCGGACGGGCCTTACCCCGCTCTTCCATGACGTCGAGCACTTCCTTCGCCACCTGGGTGAGTGGCGTGCCTTCCTCGACCCACCGAGCCTCGACCCGCGAGTCGATCTTGTTCGACTTGCAGATGTTGGCGATGGCCTCGCGGCGCTCCTTCTCTGCCTGGACGGCGGAGACTTTCTGATCGGCGCTTGCGCCCGCCGCGGCGGTGTCCTTGTCGGACATGGTATTTCCTCCTACGGCTTGCGCCGACTTGATTGATACTTCGGTACTTTCGGTGGTTGTCGTGGCTCGGATCATCCGAACCTCAAATTCTTCGGCTGACCGACCGATGCCTACCGTCGGATCAGCCGGGACCGTCACAATTGAAATTTCGTAGGGTTCGAAATCTCGAACCATGACCGCGCCGTCTTCACGCTCTTCAACACGGTGGAGTCGATAGCCGAGCGAGACGTTGCGCAGGCCGCCGTCAATCATCGCTCGCAGCTCGTTGGCTTCTGGCGTATCGAACAGATGCGCTTCTACGAGGAGCCGATCACCCTCGACCCTCGCTGTATCGACCATGCCGCGCGGCTGATAAAAGTCGTGGTTGAACAACAATGGCACGGCGCCACGCTTGACCCTGTCAAGGCGGATGCCAGAGTGGTCGAGAACTTCATCGCCGAAAAAACGCGACACGGGATAGCTCGACGATGCGGAGAACGCGATGCGATACGGCCCAGACTTCTCGGCGCGAGCCGCAAACTCCGACACGTTCATTTCACGAGTCAGTTGCGGCGCCTTGATCGTCACTTCTTCCATCATTTCGCCCTCGTCTTCCTCGCGAATCTCGATCGACGCAGCGTCGACCTGCCGCGTTTGCGGCTTGAGCTTCAAATCATCCATTGCGAAACCTCTTTACTGAATGCGAAAAACCCGCCGTTCGGCGGGTTCGTTGGTGTCTTCCTCTTCGCTCTCATCCGGCGGCGGTGGATCCGGTTTGGTCGCTTCGGCGAGTTCGACTTCCGAGACGACGTCTGTGTCGAACGCAAGATCGTAGGATTCGGCGAGCTCGACCTCTCGCTTGCGCTGGTCGAAGACTTCCTCGACGTCGGAACCGCTCGACGAGACCACATCCTGCAGGGTCATGAAACCGCAGCGCACGGCGTCCTTGAATGCCTGCACTTCTTTCGTCGGGTCGACCCAGGACCAGCCGCGCGGGCGGAACCGCACGGCTTCGTACTTCGCGCGATCGAGCGCCCACTGCGTGATCGTGAAGGACTGGAAGGCCCCGGCCATGACCGCCTGCTGCATCCATTCGCGGTGCACCGGCGCCCGGAAGGCCTCGATGAACCAGCACTGGAACACGCGCCACAGGTCGCGGTCGTCGAGGAGCGCCAGGCGCGAGCTCGAGTAGTTCGACTGCGAGTAGTCCTTCGACAGCGACTCGTAGCTCGGACCGACGCCTGCTGCGATATCCCGGAGCAGGTAGCGCATGAACGGTTCAACACCGGCGCTCGGGGAATTGATCGCTGGCGCGTTCATCTTCTCGCCCGGGTTCAGGCGTTTCGCGATGCCGGGTTCGACGGTCATCTCGACCGAGCCGTCCGCCTGTTCCTCGCCGAAAGACCCTATGTCGTTCGGCGTTTCAATCGTCCACGGCTGCGAGGCCTGCACGCGCGCCCGCGTGATCTCTGCCTCGACGTAGCCGGCAGCATCGTTGAACGTGTTGATCGACGATGCCATCCACGGCTCGCCGCGGGTCTGCGGCCAGCGGTCGCCCGTCGCCAGGTGAATGATCTGATCCGCTGGCACCCGCTCGTAGGTTTCCGGAGACCCGTCGTAGAACCGAAGCTCGCCGGGATGCCGGTTGCGGATGTAGTACGCGACCGGCCGGTAGAACTCGTCGACCTCCACACCCATCCGGTATTCGTTTCGGCCTGGCACCCGGAACGACGGTGCAACCCGGTCGTCCGCGATGCGTTCGGCTTCGATGAGCTCGAGGGCGAACGGGATCTGTGATTTTCCGAAAGGCCGGTAGTGCTTGCGGACGAACACCTCACCGGCCTCGAACACCTGGCCCATGAGTGCGCGCTCGAACGACGAGAACGACAGGCGCCCCCCAGTATGGCAGTTCTCCGCCCTGCACCACTCCGTCCAACGGGTCTCGATCTCGTCGTTGACGCGCTTCGCCGCTTCGCCCCGTGTCGTCTTTACCTCGGCCTGCACGCCGATGCCCTGGCCGATAATGTTGTTGATGACCAGCGTTTTTGCCCGCTTCGCATAGCTCACGTCGCGGCAGAGCTTCCGCGACTGGGCGCGGAGCTGCGTCAGGCTCGAGACGAGCTGCGTGTCGGCGCTGGTGTCGGTCGCCAGGTTGTCGAGGCGCAGCCGGGATGGCCGGGCGGCCGCGTACATGCGCGTCTGCGGGCGACCGAGCAGCGTCGACCATGCGCGGGAGATCCGTGAGCGGAGCTTCGGTTTATGGCTGGCCATAGCGCACCTTGATGTCCCGGCCGAGGCCGGCCTGTGAGCCCTGCTCTTCGGTCCGAACCTCTGCCTTCAACTGATCGCGCAGCTGCATGAGCTCAGCGAGCGACCAGCGCGACAGGGTGCGGCCACCGATGCTGACCGAGGCCTGCGCCGTCGTGGCGTTACCCTCGAGGAACGCCTCGATCGCATCGAGCGTACGGCGCGCCCAGGAGCGGTGATCAACCTTCGCTTCGCCAGCCGGGTTCGTCTTGACGTCACACCAGCTCGCCTCGACCGTTTTCGACTCGCCGCCGTCGGTCACCCTGACCTGGACGTAATAGCTGCCGGCCTTCAGACCCGCCGTATTGCCGGCAGTTTCTGCGAAAACTTGCGACGTTCCGCTGGCACTCGCTGCAACCTCGAAGGATTGCGCCGCATTCTCGAAGTACGCGGTTGCATCCCAGGTCGGGGCCGGGAAATCGCCATAGTCGGCGGTCCATTTCCAGCTGTCGCCGGCGATGAGAACTTTCGGGATGTTCACCATTGCTTGACCCAGTTTCTCCGTGGTGCCGGCGGTCGCTTCGTCGTGGCTTTGTCCGCGGCGTGCTGTGCACGCACCGCGATCGGTGCCGCCCAGAGCGGCGGCTTGTTCCAGTTGATCGCTTCAGCCTTCAGGATGATGCATGCCGCGCGGTTGTACGTGTGCAGGTCGAAAGCCTCGTTCGCGGTCTTGCCTTCGCGCACCCAGCCCTTCGGTGTCCGGATTTCCGCCGTCACTTCCGAGAAGAACGCATCCGGCAGCCAGTCCGGCAGGTGCACGTAACCCGGCCCCGGTGTCGGCCTGGCGAGATCGCCGGCGACGCCGTCCTTGATCGAGTTGACGTTGAGCAACCACACCGGCACATCGCCGCGGCCTGCCTGGCGGTCCTTGCGGGCGCGCGCATCCGGCCACGTCTGATGCACGCGCGGCGCGTTCAGGTTGCCGACGCCCTTTACCAGCATGAAGCGCTTGCCGAGGCCTTTGGCCTTCATCACGCGCCAGAACTCGTAGGCCTTGTCGGTCACACCTTCCCGGCCGCCGGAGTCGCAGAGCGTCAGCAGCGGGCACAGCTCGAACCCGGACGCTGTCCGGTATCGTTTCTCGCAGACCTGGTCGATCAGGACGTGCCAGTCCTCGACGAACGCCGCCGGCTCGAGGCCGGCGTACTTGTCACCCTCAGGCCTTGCGCTCGCCGAGATCGTGAACCGGTCCACGATCCAGGACTCGAGGCCGACGCTCCAGGCCATCACCGTGACCACGAATCGGCTGAGCTGTACGTCGACGGCGGCGGTCAGAAACCGGCATTCGTCCGGCACCGCACCGCGCGGCAGATCCTCCACGCGCTTCACGAGATCCTCGGCGCTGCGCTTGCGGGTTGCCGCGATCGGCAGGTACGGTGCGCCCTGATCCGTGTTGACGGTGCGCTTCAGAGGGCTCTCGTCGCCGGTGCGTACATACGTCTGCACGGCCTGCAGGTACTCGTGCAGGATCGACGGCCAGGTCTGGTAGGCCGCGGCCACACCGCCGAGCCAGTAGCTCGCGATCTGCGTCTGCCGGCGCTCGCCCTCGACCTTCCCGTCGACCAGGCGTTCGCCCTCGTGCAACCAGACACCCCGGGCGTTGAGTTCGCTGCGGTCCTCGGGCTCGTGCAGGCCTCCGCAGTGCGGGCACACGACCTTCGCCCACCGGGCGGCCAGCGTCATCAGGTCCTGCTGGCCGATCCGCTCCGCGAGCTCGTCGAACTCCGGGATCGCGAAACAGTCGAGCCCGGGCTTGGCTTCAAAGGCCTCGCCGCAGTGCAGGCAGGGCCAGTACCAGCGTGCCCGCGTGCCGGTGTTGTAGATCGACAGGATCCCGCGCGCCGGCGGCGCTTCGTGCGGCGAACGCTGCAGCCAGTCGGCGTCGATCTGGTCTTCGCCGGGCGAGCTCTCGGCCAGGCACTTGCCGCGGCTCATGTACGTCTGTGTACGCTTGAAGGCGAGGCCCCACATTGGACCTTCGCCGTCGACGTTGTGTGCGTTCTCCGGCCGGTCGTAGTCGGTCAGGAACACATACTGCAGCGTCTTCGCCGAAAGCTGGCTCACCGCCGGCCAGCCGAGCTTCAGCGCCACGCCCGAGCGGAAGAACTTGTCGAACGTGTTGTCGTCCCGCGCCCGCGGACTCATCCTGGCCGCGAGCTCCGGGCTGTGCCGGAGCGCCCGGTCAAGATCCATGCGCGAGAAGTCGCGCGCCGCATCCTGGCTCATCTGCACG